TCGAGATAACCCAAGTTTCGCATCTAACCCATGCGGGCGAGTCTTTAAAACCAAAAGAGTGGAAGTTTAACCCTTACACCATAAACCTAGGAGCAATATGACAGAGCAAGTCGAATACACCGAAGAGCAGAAGGCAAAAATCAATGAGCTATCTAATGAATACGGGGCAGCTTGTGCCCGATTAGGGGAGCTTAGTTATCAGATTGAGATCCTATCCGGAGAGCGGTCGGACATTATCCAAGCCATTAAAGCCATTAACCAAAAAGCAGCAAAAGTGAAAAAAGGAGAACTAGAATGAGTGAGGAAAAAAGAGGGCCAGGTAGGCCACCAAAGGCAGAACAGGGAATGCGTGGGGTTAAATATGCTCTACTACGCAATGCGGTAACCCTAGAAGGTAACGCTGACAGCACCCTTTCTAAAGCCAAGTTCTCTAAACTCACAAAGCTTGAGATGGACTCGGACGGGAACCTTTACGCTAGCGGGAAAGAAAATCAAATCTTTGTCCCGTCCTCGAATGTAGTCTTTTCTCTATTTGACGCGGATGGGTCGTAGAAAGAAGCGAAAACCTGGCGAGCACGAAATCATCATAAGCACCTATGATGGTGCCGAGCTAATTGTACCCTTCAAAGAGTTTAGGAATCCTCCTAAAGAACTCCAAGAGGATTTAATCTACAGACTCGCGTCAATAAATTGCACCTACGATGAAATTGGTGCAGTGTGTAATGTTCATCCTGACACGATACGCAATCGGTTTTCGGATACTGTAAAAAAAGGAAGAGAAGAGGGGAAATCAAGCTTAAAACGCAAGATGTGGAAGCTTGCTATGGAGGGGAATAATGGGGAAGGCAACGTCGGAATGCTCATTTGGCTCTCGAAGCAAATGCTAGGCTACACCGACAAGCCCGTTGAGACGTTAACCGATGAGGAAAAGGCATTCCTAGACCGATACAGAGAGTTAAAAAAGAAGGCTGATGCAGAACTCGAAAAACAAGCTAGATCAGATGGTGATGCAAATCATGAGGGAGCAAAGCCGGCCGCGCTTCCGTCTAGCTGAGTTTTGCTTCCCTAAGCAATTAGCATTCATTGAGGATGAGTCACCCTATAAGACTGCCGTATGCTCAAGGCGAGCAGGAAAGACCACAGCTTGCGCGGCTCACTTGATTGATAGCGCGTTAAAGAACAAGGGCTCAACGAACCTCTACATTACCCTTTCAAGACTAAACGCGAAGCGCATTATATGGTCAGAGCTTAGACGCATTAACCATGAGTTTAAGCTTCAAGGTAATCCAAACGATACCGAGCTATTTCTTGAGTTCCCGAACGGGTCAAAGATCTTTCTCACCGGAGCCAAGGACCAAAGAGAGATCGAGAAGTTTCGAGGGATCGCGGTCAAGCTGGTTTATATCGACGAGGCTCAGTCTTTTAAGCCTTACATTAAAGAGCTAATCGACGACGTGATCGGTCCGTCCCTAATAGACTACGCCGGCACACTTTGCCTTATTGGTACGCCCGGTCCGGTGCCTGCAGGCTACTTCCACGAATGCGCTGTGCAGTCTAAAGAATGGTCCCATCACTCGTGGACCTTCTGGGATAATCCTTTCATCGAGATCAAGTCTGGGATGCCTCACAGCGAGATCCTAGCTCGAGAGCTTAAGCGCCGAGGGGTTGCGGCTGATGACCCGAGCATTCAACGTGAGTGGTTTGGGAAGTGGGTCCTAGACACTAGCTCTCTTTTACTTAATTACGATGAGATTAAGAACCATTATGACGAACTCCCCCCCAACCTTGAGTACATACTAGGCGTTGACCTTGGCTTTGAGGATGCCGACGCGCTCGCGGTAGTGGGATGGAACGGGGACTCGCCTAACATTTACCTAGTCGAGGAGATCGTGCAGAATAAGCAGGGCCTGACAGAGCTTGCCGAGCTTATCCGATCCATCCAATCACGTTACAAGCTTCAAAAGATTGTGATGGACGAGGGAGCACTGGGCAAAAAGATTGCTGAAGAGTTTAGGAGAAGGTTTCAGATCCCTGTCCATCCTGCCGAGAAGACACGAAAGATGGAAAACGTAACCTTCTTAAACGACGCTCTCCGAGGTGGTAGGTTTAAAGCCAAGAGGCAAAGCCAGTTCGCACAGGAGACATTTTTAGTTGAGATCGACCGCGAAGCGTCCACACCTGACAGGCTACGACTTAAAGACTCATTTCACTCTGACATCATTGACGCGGTCCTTTATGCATTTAAGGCAAGCCCTGCCTTTTACTGGACAGAAAAGCTTGCCAAGACTAGCTATGGGACCCCAGAATGGTTTAAACATGAAGAGGAAGCGATCGAAGAGGCTGCGGAAGAATACTTCAAAACTCAAAGCGAGTGGGGGAAACTATGAAAAGCTCACGTTATGCGATGGCTATGCAACCCAAGAAAATGGCTCACGGTGGTATGGTTAAGGACGGAATGATCGACGCAATCATGAAGAAGCTTAAACCCCTCGAAGAGCATGAGGAAATGGAATTTGATAAGTCTAAGGAAAGCGACTTGTCTGTTGAGATGGACGGACCAAGCGAGCCGTTCCATGATGCTGACGACATTATCAATGACGACGACCTAGCTAAGAAGATTCTTAAAAAGCTTTTCACTTAATGGACACTCTAAAAATCAAACAACTTGTTAAGTTAATGCGAAGGCTTGGCATTGCCTATCTTGAGATGGACGGCGTCAAGCTTAGTATTGATTTACATTTTAAACCCTACTCTAAGCGGTTAGCAGCTACGACGGCAGCTTCAGATGAGGGATCGGACATAACTCGCACAAGCCTCGAAGATGAGGAAAGGTTTATGCGTAACTTGTTCTGGTCTTCACCTGGGACGTTGCCTAATGAAAATAAAGCCTGAAAAAGACCCTACAAAGAAAATCAAGGTTAAAACTAACATCACACCCGGAAGCTCCGCCATGGGTTGCGATTGGTGGAACTCTTCGAGCGATAGGGAGCTATCTGACAAGCTACTTTCTACCGTTGAGTACCTGAAAGCACAAAGCCAACAGAGGACTAGAAACGCTGCTCTCTTTGCAAGGCTTTATGGAAACCATCCCTTAAGCGGGATCGGTGGGATGACAACCAAGCTCACCCAAGTCAATACGCTCCCGATTGATAGACCCACCATGTCTGTCATTACAAGCGGAGTGGACACGATCGTTTCTAGGCTCACAATTAATAAGCCTCGCCCTATTTTTCTCACTGACAATTCGGACTATAAGCAAAGAACTTTAGCCAAGCAGATGAACAATTTCATATTAGGCGAGTTCTACCGAAACAAAGCCTACGAGCTAGGGCGGCAAGTTCTACGGGATGCGAGCGTCATTGGGACAGGATTCATTAAGGTGCTATCTAGCCAAGACAACCTTGTGAAGTTTGAAAGAAAGCTTTTGACCGAGGTCTACTTCGACGAGACAGACGCTTACTATGGCTACCCCAGGATGCTTTATGAGCTAAAGCTGATGGATCGAAGCGTTTTAAATGAATACTTTCCAAATCAATCTAAGATAATTGACCGAGCCGGCAACGCTACGGTGGACAGGTCAAGCGATAGCACAAAAACAATTGCGGACGTTGTGATGGCTGTAGAAGCGTGGAGGTTACCAAGTGGAAATGAAGCTGATGATGGTCTACACGTTGTCGCGTGTGATAGTGGAATTCTTCTTCAAGAAAAGTGGACGCGCCAATGCTTCCCGTTTGTAAAGATTAACTATGCAGACCGCATGGTCGGTTACTTGGGTCAGGGCCTTGCAGAGCGTGGCATGGGCACCCAGATGGGGATCAATCAGCTCCTTCAAACAATCCATCGAAGCATTAACATCGCAGGGACGCCGAAGGTCCTAGTCGAGGATGGATCGGGCGTTGTTAAAGCGCATATCAATAACGAGATCGGGGCCATTGTAACCTACAAAGGAACGCCCCCCCAATTTATCACTAACCAAAGCAATCAGCCGGAGCTGTATCAACAGCTCGAGCGTTTGATTCGGTTCTTTTATGAGCAAGAAGGGATCTCTCAGCTCTCGGCACAAGCTAAGAAGCCCGCCGGCCTAAACTCAGGTATCGCTCTTCGAGAATATGACGATAATCAGAGCGAGCGGTTCAATTACCTTCAACAGCAGTATGAGCAAATGTATGTGGAGCTTGCATATCAGACCATCTGGACTGCGAGTGATATCTGCGAGCGTACGGGATCTTATAGCACAGTGTACCCTAATAAAGATGGGGTCAAAGTCATCGAGCTTCCAAAGGCTAAAGAGCTAGACGACACCTATGTATTTCAGTGCTTTGACATGTCGAGCTTGCCTAGAGATCCTGCTGGCCGTAGTGCAAAGATCGTGGAGCTTATGCAAGCCGGTATCTATACCCAAGACGAGGGCCGAAGGCTTCTTGGCTTCTCTGATACCGAGCAGATCGACAAGCTTAAGGGAGCTACTGAAGAGCGCATCTTTAAGATCCTAGATGAGATTGTTGAGACTGGTAAGTTCACAAGCCCTGATCCATTCATGAACCTAGATCAAGCTGAGCAGAGAGCCGTTCAGTACTATAACCTCTATGCATCGGTAGGATTGCCACCTGACAGGCTTGAGAAGCTTAGAAACTTCATAAGCAGATGTCAGACCATGAAGAAACAAATGATGGCAGCAATGCAACCGCCTGCCCCCCCAATCGACCCTTTAGCAGTACCTGAACCGGCGCCAACTAGCGAGATGATGCCAATTTAGAAACCAAAACGAGGAACACATGGAACAAGTAGCAGCCACGACAGAAGTTAAAGCAACCGAGCAAGTCACAGCACCTGAGCAGAAAACAGAAGCAACGCAAGAAAACCCACAAATGCAGGCGCTCTTAAAAAAAGAGCGGTTTATTAGAGATCAGCAAAAGCAATTCCAAACCGAGAAGCAAGCTTGGGAAGCTGAGAAGGCGGCTCTACAATCTGCGGCCAAAGAAAAAGAAGAATGGGCACAGCTACTTAAGCAAAACCCCTATAAACTTTATGAGAAGCTAGGCATGAAAAGCGACGAGGTTGCGTCATTGCTAGCTAATCAACCCGATCCTCAGGCTCAAGAGTTTGAGATGCTTAAAAGCGAGCTTCAAGCCCTTAAAGATGAGCTAAAGGCTTCTAAGACTCAATCCGAAGAGTCACAAGTACAGGCTTATGAGAATGTGAAGAAACAAATTGCCTTTGATATTGAGAACTCGATCAAGGGCAAGGAGGATTTTGAGGTATTAAATTCCTATGGGGCGACTGGTATTGCCAAAGTCGTGGAACTCATAGAAACTTACTTTAATGAGACTGGTAAAATCCTCGAGCATGACTACGCAGCTAAGCTAGTCGAGGATCAGTATTTAGAAGAGGCTGTAAAGTTTGCGAGCCTTAAAAAAGTTCAAAGCAAGCTACAGCCTCAAGCTACAAAAGAGGAGCCGAAGCAAGAAGCTCCAAAACAAACACAAAAAGCGCAGCCACAATTTAAAACATTATCAAACGCCATGCCGACCACGACTATTCGTGCCCATTCTGCGAAATCAGAGCAAGAACGCATTGAACGGGCGAAGCTAGCGTTTGCAGGAAAAATTTAATCTAGGAGATTTATAAAATGGCAACTTTTGCAAGTGCAAGCAACCAAATCGCAACTCTCAAAGAGTTGTACCCTGAAGATGGTAACTACCTTCAGGATCTCGTCTACAAAAAGAATCCGTTCATGGCTCTTGTTCGTAAGAACGAAAGTCCAGACGGCTTTGCAGGGAAATACATCCCTGTTCCAATCGTATTCGGAGCTCCTCAAGGGCGTTCGGCTACGTTTGCCAATGCTCAAAGCAACCAAACTGCGGCTTTCAACTCTTCATTCTTCGTTTATCGAGTGAAGAACTATGAAATCGTCACGATCGACAACGAGCTTCTCGAAGCTACGAAGTCGAACGCTGGTGCTTTCATCGACGCTGCAAAGCTTGCAATGGACACTGGTTTTAGAAACATCGGTAACGATATTGCTCTTAGCTTGTTCGGTGATGCTTCTGGATCTCGTGGATCTATCTCCTCGATTTCTACTGGTGTGATTGTACTGACTGAGCCTTCGGACGTTGTGAACTTTGAAATCGGCATGACCCTTGTTTCTTACAGTCAATCCGGTAACGTATTCACTCAAGTCACTGGTGGCGCTCTCGGATACGTTGTGGCAGTGGATCGGTCCAACGGACAAATCACTGTTTCTGCGACCGCTGGTGGTGCTCCTGGAACTCCTACCAACTGGGCGACAAGCTTCCCTCTCCTTGCTGTGCAAGGTGACGTGGCTTTCGGAACCATTACGGCTACGACCTCTTTCTTAAAGATTTCGGGTCTAGCTGCATGGTTGCCTGCTGCGGCTCCTGGTGGAAGTGACAGCTTCTGGGGTGTGA